TGAAAAAGCCTTGATTTATCTAGGTTTTTGTACTTTAGTGTGATTAATTCTATCATGTAATCTATCCACTCATCACATTCAATGGCATCATACCTCTTTTTATAAGCAAGTTTTACTATTGGAAATACATAGCAACCTTTGTCTGCATAACATTTATTACAAATAGTACCTTCTATCTTTGCTAACTTACTACCAGTAATACATTTGCTAGTAGGTATGCCCCACGCAAATGAGGGCATCTTACTAGGATTAGATAGCTTACCTATCTTTGCTTCTATATCTTTAATTTTCATATGATTATTACTCCTAAGATAAAGCCAATGATAAACCAAACAATCTCTGTTCGGTAATACAATGACAACTGATTAACTTTCTTTATTAATGCTTTCATAATATCCTTTCTCAACTAAATATTTATATAGATTTTTACAAGTCTTAGGTGTTTTATCTCCTAGCTTGAAGTTACCTATGACTGCCTTAGCAAATGAAGTATATCCAGTTACTCTAGGATTAGTCATAAGCATACCATGTTGTGCTTGCATTTTTAATGCTCTTAATAACATATTTTCTTGAAGTGTATACCCATCTTCAAATCTGTATGTTCTTAAGTCGTGTTGGCTATCGCCTTTTATTACTGTCATATTTTCTCCTTGTGATTATCTATGTATATTACAACATAAATTCTGGTGTGTCAACTAATGTGTACTTTGCGAAACGTTTTTTCTCACCGATATAATAGCTACGATAGGATTGAATGTAGCTATCCTCTTTGTATTCATCTGGCATACAAAGTGGTGGTATGAGAAATGATTTGTATTGAAATTTATCTTTGACTTTGTCTGTAAGTTTTAAAAGATTATTAAGTATACGACCTGTGCTATGTACTTTGTTGTTGTATCTGTGACGATACTGATTCAATAAATGCCCAAGTAAATCTAGTGACCATAGATAATTACCAAGTGAATCTCCAACCCATATTGTCATAGGGTGTTTTGCATAAGCAGGTTTGTATAATGATTCTTCTTCTCCACAATGTCTTTGATACGCAGTAGATAACATCTGACCTGTTTCTAATATCATCTTGACTACATGTTTATCACAATGATACCTTGCACATATCTCTGTGTCTCTGTGTAAATGAAATATATTCATAGTTTTAATTCTAGTTTAAGTATTGCCCATTTGATTTCTTTGATAGTTATAATACCAGAATTGTATCTTTCAGTCAATGTATTGAATAGTTTTCTTATATGATCTCCAGTTGTACCTGCACAGTCACACCAAAAGTCACATTGATATGAGTTAAACCAATCTCTAGCCCCTCGCATATTTATTTCTTTGTTTGAACTAGCAAGAAAAGAATCATGCAATCCAAATGCATCTTCAAAGTTAGTTTGAATAACTGCAAGTGCTAGTTTCTGTTCTGGTGTCTTATCTTTTACGTTTAAATTTCCTTTTATCCATTCCATAGTATATCCCCTGTTTTATTAACATGCAATCTGCACAATAATATTGTTTATTTTCTACTACTACTGCTTTCTTTTTACACTTATGGCATAGCTTTGTGTCTGCGTCAATGTTGCACATGGTTTTTCCTCTCTAAATATGTTATACTGTATCGTCCATTGGGGGAGGCTAGATATACTAACCACCCCCTAGGTTATTGTCTGGGGTTAAGAGGCTAAAGAAGACTGTTGGGCATTGTATAGTATTCTTGCCTTAATCTTCTCCTCTCTACTAGGTGCTTTCTTACCTATGTTCATGATTGAATCAACTGCATCATCAAT